TAACTGCGGATCATGTCAACGAAAAATATTATGTCTCAGAAGACCGAATACGTCTGGTCAGCGAAAACACAGCCCTCGATTTTTTAAACCATAAAGACTTCAAAGAGGCGACCAGAAATAAAACATACAAAACATGGAACACAATTATAGATGGAAAAGAACGCGAAACACATCACAAGGAAGATCAAACAACAATACCGATAAACGACTACTTTTTAGTAGGCAAAGCACTTATGCGGTATCCGCACGATATGGCAGTTGCTTTTACTAACCCGGAGGAAGTAATCAATTGTCGCTGCTGGGTGACGTACTCTTAATTTATGCAAAGAATAGGCTCTTTAAACGAAGGTTTGAAGGGCTTTTTGTTTGCACAAAATTAGGGCAAACAAGTCGGAGACGGACTTTAAGGAGCAAAACAGCTCAGAGAAGAGCTTAATAATCGCACAAATCAAAGCGGAGAGAACCGCACAAACGCAGAAAGGAATGAATCTATGAAGCCGATTTTCAAAACATTTGAACGCAATGCCACCAAGAGAAAATTAAACCTGCAGCTTTTTGCAGAGCCGACACCGGAGGTTGAAACTCATGAAGAGCCAAAGGGATCAGGTGATGATCACGAACCGGAAACTGATGCTGATGTATTAAGAGTGCAGCTTGCACAGGCAAACGCACAAATCGCGAAACTCACAAACAAAGCTGATGCATTGGCATCCGAGAATGCAGCTAAGACAAAGCAGCTCAGAGAAAAGATGACTGCTCAAGAGAAGGAAGCGGAAGCAAAGAAAGAAGCAGAAGCCGAGAGAGACAAGCAGTTCAAGGCAATGCAGCGTGAGCTTACGATCATGAAATCTACCAATACATACATGGACACTTTGGAAATGTCCAAGGAAGTAGCACAACAGTACGCCGAGGCAAGAGCTGACGGAGATGGAGATAAGGAAAACGAAATCTTGAGGCAGCACATGAAAACGCTCAAATCAAAGATGATGCAGGAGTTTTTGGCAGAGCGCGGCGAAGTTAATGCCGGCCACGGAGACAGTCACGAGAGCAAGGCTGTTGAACTTATGAAGTCACTACCGACGTATTCAACAGAGGTTGATGAGAGTGTTTTGAAGCAATACATGTAAAGAAAGGAAGTAAGAAATGGCAAGAGGAGACATGAGATATGCAACAACCGAGATACGTCCATCCGGTGCAGAGATCTTAAACAGAGAGGTGTTCGAAGGAGTGCCAATGACTATTGATTTTACAGATGTCAGCACTACTGATAGTGATACTGGAGAGAAGGTTGTAAAAGCAGGAAGCGTAATTAGCGGAACAGGAACCGTAGTTGCAGCAACACCATGGACAGGCGGAGCTGGAATCTTACTTTTTGATGTGTATGAGCATCGACCACAAGGAACGATCCTTAAAAAGGCATACATTAACAAGTCAAGAGCAGAACAGAATGCAGGAATCACTTATGATGCAGACTTAACTAAGATCCTGCCTATGATCGTGGTTGAGTAAAAAGGAGGAGCAATGGCAGTTTTAATTACAGATATTTATGATTCACAGGCAGTTGCCGCAAGACGTACACAAGATCCAAGTAATGCCATGGGCTTTGTCGGAAAGGCTTTTTTTCCAAACAGAAAGAAGCTGGGCTTGTCATTAAAATGGATTAAGACACACAAAGGCTTAAATGCCATCTTAAAGCCAAGCAATTTTGATGCAATTCCGATGATCAGAGTCCGTGAGGGATTCAAGCAGGAGTCTACAGAGATGATCTTTTTCCGTGAGAGCATGACTGTACGAGAGGAAGATTTAATGCGACTCATGGAAATCGAAGACGCTAATAGCCCATTCATCGGAGACATTATATCATCAATTTACAATGATGCTGCAAGGCTTATTGACGGTGCAGAAATCGCTGCCGAAGTAATGCGAATGGCACTACTTGCACCAAAGGACGGAAAGCCATCTATTGCAATAGGAACAGGGGAATCAGAGAGTGACAATATGGTTCATGGCTACGATTACGATAGCGATGAAACGTATAAGCAAAATCACTATTTAAAAATTGAAGGCACTGATACTTGGGACCATCCTGACACAGCGAAGCCGTTAAAAGACGTTCAGCAGGGTACTAAATATTTAAGGTCAATCGGAGTGCTTCCACGCTATGCGATGATGAACAGCACTACATTTGACTATCTCGTTGAAAACGAGCAGATCAAGAACGCTTTAATTACTTCTTCTGGCAAGACGGTTGATTTTACCGATGAAGCAACCGTTAAGGAGATTTTTACACGAAAGACAGGTCTGACGCCTATCATTTATGACAAGATGTACATTGACTACAAGGGAGAGACTCAAAAGTTCTACCCGGATGACAAAGTAACCATAATCGGCGCAGGAACACTGGGATCAACATATTATGGTGTAACACCAGAAGAGCGTACATTGATGTCGAATAAAAATGTGGATGTTGCCATGCTTGACAACCGCATTGCAATTGCAACAAAAACTGAGCAGGGACCACCTATTAAGACTACAACCAGCGTATCACAGATTGTGCTTCCATCATATGAGGGCATCGACAGCACATTTGTAATTGACGTCAAGTAATGAAATTTGATCACATGATCAAGCTTAACGGAATCTACTATGCAGCTGGTGAAGACGTCCCGATGGAAGAGAAAAACGATGCCCCAGAGATTGATGTCCCGATGGAAGAGAAAATCGAAATTCCAGAGTTGCAAGTTGATGATGAACCAAAGCGAAGAGGCAAGAAACCAAAAGCTGTTTGATGGAGGTGAGAAAGTATGAGTTATACAGACAACCTTGCAGACGAGCTTTTTTTTGATTTGCAAGTTGAACTTTCAAATGATGAAGAAGGCGGCAGCTTTTCGGAACCGTTACTCAAGCAAAAAATCAAAAGTGCAATTAGAGAGGTTCGAGACAAAAGGAGATATCCACTTGGATACACGGACGGAATGATTGCACAAGATTTAGACAGGTACTATAGCCAGATTCGCAATTTGGCTTTGTACGATTATAACTCGATTGGCTTTGAGGGCGAGAGTCAGCACAGTGAGGATTCCATTCAGCGAACAATGGTAGACAGAAAAACGTTGTTCGCTGGAATAATACCGTTAGCAACAGTCTAAGAAGGATGTTCGCCAGTGTGTTTGCAATGCTTGTGAATACATTGGCAGGGTGCATATTAAAGTGGCGGTGGGCAATATGCAAAAATATAAGCAGGAGATATAAAGATGCAAGAGTTTTTATTACAAACATACACAATCATCCTTCCGATTGCTTTAGGATACATTGTTTGGCTTCTGCAGCAACAGAAGAAAGACAAGAACGCGAATGAGAGAGGAACCATGCTGTTATTGCGTGTGCAACTGATCGAGTATCACACGAAATACATGCGGCTAGGGGAGATACCATCCTATGCTTATCAGAACTTCGAGGAAATGTATGAAGCCTATCATGATTTAGGCGGAAACGGCATGGTTAAAAAGATGTATGAAGAGATCAAAGAGTTGCACATCAAGAGTGGAGGAGGTAAATAAAATGGATATATCGAGCATGACTACCGTGATTGCAATTGTAGTTATTTGCTATTTAATTGGGCTTGCAGCCAAGACAATTCCAGCAGTCAAGGATAATTACATTCCGGTCATTGTGGGTGCTTTTGGCGGCATTCTGGGAGCCTTAGGAATGTATGTCATACCAGACTTCCCAGCGCAGGATATTCTGAATGCAATCGCTGTTGGCATTGTATCAGGTTTGTCCAGCACTGGCGTCAATCAGGTATACAAACAGCTAAAAGATGGCACGGACAAGTAGAAGAAATCGGCAGCAGATGTGGTATTCGTACCAAGTCGGGAAAGCACCTGGATATCTGAGAGATGAAAACGGTGACATTCAGTATGAGAGTTATGTTGGAGCTGATGGGGAGGTATATTTTTATACCGATGATGAAGGCAAAAAAATCCCGAAAGAAAGCGGTGAAATGGAAGTGCTTTATAGCAATCCTGTGAAGTTTTGGGGAACAATCACATCACAGCTAAAAAACGCTATCATGCGAGCATGGGGAAGCGACAGCACAAACAATTATGCTACGCTCATCTTAGCTAAACATGCAAAAGACTCTGGCGGAAACGAACTTAGCTTGCCGTTTGGAGCAAGAATCTGGCTACACTCAGAAATCAAAACGAAACCAAATGGATCACCAGACGAAAATTCGGCTGATTATCAAGTGAGTGGAATCATGAATGAAGCACTGAATGAAACGTCTTACTATCTGCAGGTGTTGCAGCAAAGCGTGGAAAAAACCTAATGGCAAAGGCTTTGGAAATAAAGGTGAGCGGAGTAGATGAAGCCATAAGGATGTTGGAACGTTACCAGAAAACGTTCCAAACGCGAGTAGAGCTTTTCATGAAGAAGCTTACTGATTACGGAGTTGAAAAAGCAACAGAAGAAGTCTTGACGATGGATGCAGTATTTACTGGTGAACTTGTAAATAGCATTCACTCAACCGAGATAGAGAGCAACGCAGAGCGAGTTATCTTTGCGGTAGAAGCTGATTCAGAACATGCTATCTATGTAGAAATGGGAACAGGAATTATAGGCGCTACTACTCCATATCCGGGCAAGCTCCCTGCTATTTATGCGCAAGGAAAAACAATTAGAAAAACGGCAGACGGTAGATATGGCTGGTATTATCTGGGCGGAGATGGAAAGTGGTACTTCACAGAAGGTATGCCATCAA